TTGATTCAGGAACAAAAAGGACTACGATAAACGAAATATATCTTAACAGTCAAGGATATTTCATAATTCGAGATCAGAAAAGATTGAAATTGGAAAAATTTAAGTAACAAAAAAAGCACTTCAAATGAAGTGCATAAGCCCCTAAGGGCAGAGGAGTAGAGGTGAAATTCATGTCTTATCTATTCAAGCTGTAATAAATAATTACAAAAAGAATAAATATCGCAATGAAATCTACCATCTCACTACCTCCTTATTCAAAATATTGCGAGCCGATGAAACTCGCATAGAATAATTATAACAAAAAAGACTGGAAAAATCCAGCCCAATTTGCCATCGTTTTATTTAATATCTTGAATAAGTTCCCTTAGGGGTTACCCCAGAGTGATTATATTATATCACAAATTATAGAAAAATCAAAATAAAAAATAAAGGAACGTGATGAAAATGGAAAAACCTAACTATTTTGGAATATTGCCAGCTAACGTAAGGTATGATAAGAATTTAAAACCTATGGAAAAGATTTTATATACAGAAATTTCATCTTTGACAAATAAAGACGGATATTGTTATGCAACAAATTCTTATTTTTCTAGATTATACGAAGTACATAAAAACACTGTTGGAACTTGGATTAACAATTTAGAAAAACAGGGCTATATAAAGACGGTTTTAATTTACAAAAAAGGTACTAAAGAGATTATTGAAAGACGTATTTATATCAATCAAAAAATTGATGTTCCTATCAATGAAAAAGTTGATACCTATCAACAAAAAGATTTAGAGCCTATCAATGAAAAAGTTGATACCTATCAACAAAAAGATTTAGAGCCTATCAATGAAAAAGTTGATACCCCTATCAATGAAAACATTGAGGAGAATAATACAAGTATTAATAATAAAATTAATAATATATATTTATATAAGGGCAAAGAATTTGAAAAAGCATTTTCAGATTTTAAAATTATGAGAATTGGTAAAAAAGAACCTCTATCAAAACCAGCAGAGGATTTAATTTTGATGAAGCTCTATAGATTGGCAGGAGATAACGAGCAGTTAGCAATAGAAATATTAAATAAATCGACTATAAACAGCTGGAAAGATATTTTTCCGCTAGATAAAAAACAGGGAGGAAATAACAATGGAAACAATAGCAGAAATGGTAAAACAAAAGACAATAAAACTACAAACAAGCAAAGAAAACCAAACTACGACCTTGAATTTTAGCAAAACAGTTAATGCTTATAAATTCCCTAAAGAAAAGAGTGTTGGATTCCGACGATTGTTGAAATTGCCTGTATATTATGATAAATGTACTTTTGAAAATGCAAAAGTGTTATGTCAAGAAGAGGCAGAAATAAAAAAACAAATCCAAGATTATTGTAAAAAGTTTGACAAAGCACTAAAACACGGCATAGGTATATATATGTACGGTAAAGTAGGAGCTGGAAAAACATATTACAGTTTATGCGTATTCAACGAACTTGAAAAACGAGGATATAGAGTTTTAAGAACTTCGATAAAACAGATAATGAAACAAATATGGGAGGGATTTAAGGATTCAAAAATTGAAATTGAAATGTACAAGGCATTTAAGGAGTCTGATTTGATTATCATAGATGATATGGGTAAGGAATATATCAATGAAGGCTGGGGGAAAAGTAATTTGTTTGAAGTATTTAATTTTTTTGAAGAAAGTCAAAAATGCTTGATAATATCGACTAACTTAGATACCGAACAAATGCAGGAATATACAGATACATTAGGGTCTGCAGCTGTATACGACAGACTTAAAAAGAATTGTCAAGGCATTAAATTTAACTGGGAAAGTCGAAGAGCGGATGTAAACAAAGAAATTTTTGAAGAAATATTTGGATAGGAGGATAAATGCAAAAATTACAGGAAGAAAAGAAAATAATTGATGTATGCTGCGGATCAAGAATGTTCTGGTTTGATAGAGAAAATGAAAATACAGTTTTTATGGATAACAGAGAATTCGAGGACACACTATGTGATGGACGAAGTTTGAAGATAAGTCCTGATATTGTGGCCGACTTTAGACAAATACCATTTCCAGATGAAAGTTTTTATCTAGTTGTATTTGATCCGCCACATTTGGTAAAAGCAGGAGAAAACTCGTGGATAGCCAAGAAATATGGAAAATTAAATTCTGAAACTTGGAAAAACGACATAGAACAAGGATTTAATGAATGTATGAGGGTATTAAAACCAAATGGAATATTAATTTTCAAATGGAACGAAGAACAGATTAAGCTAAGAGATATTTTGGCCACGATAGAATATAAGCCACTTTTTGGGAACAAAAGAGCTAAAACACATTGGCTTGTGTTTATGAAATTATAAAATCAGGAGGAAATAAAACGAAAATAACACTTATCTGTCTAAGAATAGACAACAATGAACTAAAGACAGCTGATAAAAAAGAATGGCTTAAATTCATAAAAAGTCATCGTGGAAAAGTCAAAAGCATAGAGCAATTTAACTGGGAAATTCCAGAAGACAAACTGGAAAAGGCTTTGGAATATTCTTATGACGAGTTATATAAATTTAAGTTAAAAGAAGGGAGAAGAAAGCAACAATGAGAATTTTTATATCTGGAAATGTGCCGAGTTCAAAAAACAGCAAGCGTTGGACAGGTAAAAGGCTAATAAATTCAGAAGCTGTGATGAAATATAAGAAAAATACAGCTGATGAATGGTGGCAAGAAGGAATAAAGTTCAGGGAAATGCTAAAAGGCAAAGAAAAGCCTTACAAAATTGGATTTTATTTCATAAGGAACAGCAAGAGGGCATTTGATTATGTGAATGTTGCACAGCTTCCGTTAGACTTAATGCAGGAAAACAAATGGATAGAGAATGACAATATGGAAAATATTGTTCCTGTATTCTTAGGTTATGAAGTTGATAAAGAAAATGCAGGGTTAAGAATAGAAATTTTATAGGAGGGAATTAAATAATGGATAAAATATTATATCTTGTATCGTTTAAATATGAAGATAGATTTGGTGATGTAAATTCTGGAAATTGTACGGTTTTCGTTGAAAAAGGAGACTATGCAGAAAGTGAAGTTTTAGAAATGTTTATTGAGGGCGTAAAAACAAATTTTGACTTTAAAAACGAACAAATAGTAATAACAAACATAATTAATTTAACAAAAATAAGAAGGGAATTAGAGGAATAATGGAAGCGTTAAAAATATTTGATTTAAAAGAACTGCTGAAAAGGCAGGCAATGCTGGATGAGAAGTTTGATAAAAAGGAAACTGTTAGGAAAAGGACAAAAAACAGAATAATAGTTGCGTATCTTACAGAGCTAGGAGAGATTTCACAGGAACTTAAAAATGAATGGAATTACTGGAAGAACAGAACGGAAAAGTTTGACAAAAAGAAAGTTTTAGAAGAACTGTCGGACTTGCTGCATTTTTATCTAAGCTATCTGAATTTTAATAATACGCTTGTTGTAAATGATTATCCGCAGGATTTTCAGTTTGAGGACAGTTTGGAAGAAACGCTGATTAATCTCAAAGAAATAGAGAATGAAGAAAAATATATAATGTTTGGGTTAATATATAATATCGTGGAATATGTAGGAGCAACTGAAAAGGAATTTTTACAAGTTCATCACGAAAAATGGCTTAAAAATATGAATGAAAGAACGAAGGAGGAATATTAATGAATGAATTGATAACAATAGAAAAAGTAAGAGGGTATGTTGGAGAAAATGGAACAATATTTTTAAATTTAGAAGATGTTGCAAGAGGATTAGGATTTGTTGAAAATTCTAAAAGCGGAAATATAACAGTTAGATGGAGAACTGTTAGAGATTATTTGAAAGAATTTAAAGTCATCGCAGAAAGTTGCGATGGAAAAGGAAGTGAAAAATTACCTGAATTTATACCTGAAAATATCTTTTATAAATTATGTATGAAAGCAAATAATCAACTTGCTAGAGATTTTCAGGATAAAGTTGCTGATGAAATTTTACCAGCAATAAGAAAAACAAAAATGTATGCAACAGAAGAACTTTTGAATAATCCTGATTTAGCTATTCAGGCTTTTATGAAACTAAAAGAAGAGATGATAAGAAGACAAGAATTAGAGAAAAAGATAGAGGAACAACAGCCTAAAATTGAATTTTACAATGATGTGACTGGTAGTGATGCGACAGCAGAAATAGGAACTGTTGCCAAAGTATTAAACTTCAGATTAGTTGGAAGGAATACGTTGTTCAGCATTTTAAGAGAACAAGGGATACTACAAAAGGATAATATGCCATTCCAGACATATGTAGATAGAGGATATTTCAGAGTTGTGGAAAGCAAATGGAACACGCCAAATGGAGATGTGAAGGTAAATTACAAAACCGTTGTCTATCAAAAGGGAATTGATTACATATCAAAATTATTAAAGAATTTAGGATATGTAAAATCGGAAGTGGCATCATGATGGATGAAAATGTATTGGAAAAAATAAAAATCAGATTATTAAGCGGAATCGAGATAAACGATAGCGATTTCAACTTTATGAAGTTGAACGCTAATCTGTTTAAGAATATTAAATTTATAAAGAAAAGAAAGGCCAAGAAAAAATGTCTAAAAGAATGAGCAGGGAAAACCAAAAATTGATCTACTGGTTCATAGACTGCTACGCCTACAAGCTGAAAGGTGTAGATATAAATTGGCAGACTAGCAAGCAAAAGCCTGCCATTTCCGATTATTTTTTGTACAAGGCAAAGGAAGACTTGAAAAAACTTTATATCAGGCATAGTGGCAAGAATATAAAGGGATATGAGCCTTTCAGGAACATGGAAAGCAAGCTGAAAGATAGAATTGGAGATATAATTGACAAGAATTATACGAAAGAAAGCAAAATTAATATAATCACAAATGATTTAATGGATTTTGTAACTGATGAGATTCAAATGTTGTTTATTAAACTGAATGATACTTTTAGCTTGGCGCTTAAATTAATGAGTAATGCTGAAGCTGTGGCATTTACTAATTTCCTGTTTGACTATTTTTTGCAGAATGATATAGCAATGTGGGAAGAAATGCAAACACTATATAAACAGCAGAATGAAGAAAAATATATTTATGCAAAATTAAAATATAAACGTTGTGCAGTATGCAATAGAACTCCAGTTGACTTTGAACATTGGCAGTCGGCTGGAAGCTTGGGAGGTTATGCGAATGATAGAGGACAGGGAAGATATATTTCGCTTTGTAGACAACATCATACCGAAAAGCACGATATTGGAGTGGAAGCATTTGAAAGAAAGTATGATGTGAGAGGTATTTGTTTGGGCGATGAACAGATAAAGGAATTGAAAAAGATTTATAAAAATCATTTTAAGGCGTTTAAGGAGGATGAAGAATGACTGATAAAGAAAAACAAGATTATGAAAGAATTTTTTTAGAAGTTTGGGATAATAATTTGCTAGAAAAAGGACTCCTGATTGAAATGTGTCAACTGCTTGAATCAGACAAGAAAAAAGAAGATGGCGATGGATTTACATTATTCTATTACAAAACTACAAATGGTAGAACGTTTGTAATCGAAGATGATGAAATTCAAGGAACTTTGGAAATTTATGAAGAAAAATAAAGTTCAGCCGCAGAAAGTCGTTTTGGCTGAGATAATACAAACAAACGAAGTATTTACGGCAAAAAAGATTAGTCGTGAAAAGTCGATTGAATTAGAGAAAGGTTATAAAAATGGAAAAAGAAGATTTTCTAGAAAACAAAATATTTATTCTCCAAAAAAAGTTGAACGCAATCAACTACAGGATTGAAGAGAGAGAAAGAAAACACGAAATGAAGTATCCGAATTCATGTGTAATAATTGATTTCAGACTATTTGATTTATACAAAGAAAGAAAGCTTTTAGAAAACAAATTGTCGGAAGCGAAAGAACTTTTAGGACACAACCACAATAATTTGGTTTTAGTTTGGTTAAAATAAAAAAAGAAAGGGAATTGAAATGAAAAAATTATTATTAGCTACGATACTATTAATTTTAACAGGCTGTGGAACTACATATTATGAAAAATTTCAACAAGAATGCAAGCAATATAAAGTTGTTAAAAAATTAAAATCTAAAATAAGTAAAAAAATATATCTGAAATTTGAGAATGGGAGCATACATGAAGTATCGTCAATATTAAAATATGAGGATATAGAAGAAAATCATAAGTTAAAGAAATGTAATTTTTAGAAAAATTTTGGACAATGACAGTTGAATATTTTAGATTTCGAGGTATAATATATATTATCATATTTTAGATTTTAGGAGGTATATTTATTATGAATGAGTTAGAAAGAATAGATGCGTTAGAAAAATATGTTCTATGGTTGGAGTCGCAAAATAATGCTCTAAGGTATATTCTTACAGAAAAAAATGTTATAAGTCTTGAAGAATGGGTAGAGATAACAGGTGCATTTTCAAGAATAAAAGAAGAAGAAGAGTTAAAGAAAAGGTTAAAGGAAATAAAAGAAAATTATAGTAAATAGAATATGATATAAAAAGGCTGGTAAGAAAAATCTTTTTCAAATTAGTCTTTTTTTATTGGTTTCAAAAAAGAAAGAAAGGAAAATAGAAATAAATGAACGAAAAAGACATAGATAGAATAGCGGATAAAATAATAGAAAAAATGAAAACAGACAGGGAAATAAAAACAGAGAAACAACTAACACCATTTCAAAAGACAGAAAAATTATTATCTGAATTATCTTTATTGAAAGGTGCTATTGATTCTAAAAATATGCTTATAGAGGATTTGAAGAAAGAGGGCATATCAATTCAGAAAAAGGAAACAGGAGTTAATGTGCAGGCTAGTAAGGTATATTTATCCGAACTAGAAAAGGTTGAAAATAAGATAGAAAAATTAGAAGAAGAAATTGCAAGAATAGAAAACGTTGTTAATATGGTTGAAAGGGCTTTAGACACGATTAGGAACAACAAGCACTATGATATAATAGAAATGAAATACTTTGATGAATTAACATTTGAGCATATATCTGAAAAATTAAATATAAGTGTTATAACAGCAAAGAGATACAAAAATAAAATGATTAGGCAGTTACAGCTAGTTATATTTTCGGATGATGTGATAAAAAATATATTAAATTGAAAAATGATACTTTTTTGATATTGTATATAATTTTTAATATGTTATAATATGTCAAGATGTAAGAGTATGAGTTGAGTACTTGTTATTGAATCCTTGATTTTATATAAGCATAAGGCAGTTTAAAGGCTGTCTTTTTTTGTTACAAAAAGGAGGTGGTAGCATTGAAATTAAATGCAAGACAGAAGTCTTTTTGTGAGTTTTATGTAGCTAGTGGAAATGCTACTGAATCTGCAATAAAGGCTGGGTATAAAGAAAAGTATGCAGGAGTAAATGCTGATAAATTACTAAAAAATACTAATATTTCTAAGTATATAAGAAAAATAACAGAAGAACATACCAATAATAGAATAGCCAAAGCCGAAGAAATACTTGAGTTCTTAACAGCAACTCTAAGAGGAGAAGTAACTGAAGAAGTTGTAGTGGGAGGATTTGGAAAATCAGCAACAGAAAAAATAAGTAAAAATGTAGATTTAAAAGATAGGTTGAAAGCGGCAGAACTGCTTGGTAAACGATACAGGCTGTTTACAGATAAAGTTGAAGTTGACGGAATTGTTCCAGTTATGATTGTGGGGGAGGACAGCCTTGAAGAGTAAAAAGATAAGACTTCCTGATTTAGTTGGAAAAGGATATAAGGATTTTTGGAACTTCAAAGGCAGGTACAGAGTCTGTAAAGGTAGCCGTGCAAGTAAAAAAAGCAAAACGACAGCGTTATTTTTTATTTATTCGATGATGAAATATCCTGGAGCAAACTTGCTTGTGATAAGAAAGGTTTATCGAACATTAAAAGACAGCTGCTTTACAGATTTGAAATGGGCTATAAATACACTTCAGGTGAATGATTATTGGTCAGTTAAAGAAAGTCCATTGGAAATAATTTATATTCCTACAGGGCAAAAAATACTATTTAGAGGATTGGATGAGCCACTTAAAGTTACTTCAATAACAGTTGAAACTGGAAATCTATGCTGGGCGTGGATTGAGGAAGCCTATGAGATAAACAAGGAACAAGATTTTAATATGCTTGATGAAAGTATCAGAGGAAAAATTGAAGGACTTCTATATAAACAGATTACACTTACGCTAAATCCATGGAACGAGAGACACTGGATTAAGAAAAGGTTTTTTGATGTTAAAGATGACAACATAATGGCAAAGACAACTAATTACTTATGTAATGAGTGGTTGGATGAATCTGATAAAAAACTGTTTGAAGATATGAAAAAGAATAACCCTAGGCGTTATCAAGTGGCTGGCTTAGGTGAATGGGGAATTGTTGAAGGTCTTGTTTATGAGAATTGGAGAGAGTTGGAATTTGATTGGAGAGAAATTTTAAATAAAAGGCAAAAAGCAAAAGCAGTATTTGGGTTAGATTTTGGGTATACGAATGATCCTGCTGCTTTTTTTTGTGGAATAATGGACCAGGAACAAAAAGAAATTTATGTTTTTGATGAAATATATCAAAAACGGATGCAAAATACAGTTATTTACAGAAGCATAGAAAAACTCGGGTTCAGGAAAGAAATAATAACTGCCGACAGTGAGGAACCAAAGAGTATAGAACATTTAAGAAGCTTGGGATTGACAAGGATAAAAGCATCTAAAAAAGGGAAAGATAGTATAAATGCTGGAATACAATTTATTCAGGATTTTAAAATTTTTATTCATCCAAGGTGTGTAAATTTTTTAACAGAGATATCTAATTATGCTTGGGATAAAGATAAATTTGGAAAAGCAGTAAATAAACCGATAGATGACTTTAATCATTTAATGGATGCCATGAGATATGCACTTGAGGATTATATGAGGAATAATCGGATGAAGACAATTAATAAAAATATATTGGGGGTGAGATAATGGAAATAAAAACATTGGAGAAAGCATTGTGGGATTTTTTAGTAAATGATTTAGCGAGGCTACAAAAACTGGAAGATTATTATGTCGGTAGACATAAAATATTGAAAAAACCCAACAGGTTGAAGGAGAAACCAGATAGTAAACTTATCCACAATTTTCCAGGATATATAACTACGATAGCAACAGCTTATTTTATTGGGAAAAATATTAATTATAAGTTATTGGAAGATAATTTAGCTAGTGAGTACGAGATGGTTGGAAAATATTTAGCAACAGAGGAAGAGCAGCAGTGTAATTATGAGCATGCTGAAAACTGTTCAATTTTTGGGCGGTCGTATGAGTTGTGGTATAGAAATATAGATAATACGATAAATTTTAAAACACTGGATCCTCGAGATGTTTTTGTCATTAGAGATAATACGATAGATAAAAATATAAAATATGCGATTCGGTGGAATAAAGAAAAAAACGAAAATAATGAGTATGATTATATTTTGGAGATTTACGATGATAAAACTATAACTGTTAATACATTTACTTCTGTTATGGATTTTGAAGGGATTATACTAACTCCACAGGGGCAAGGCGAAACTAGATTACACGGATTTAACAAAGTACCAATTATTGAATTTGCGAACAATAAAAGGAAACTTGGGGATTTTGAAAAAGTAATAACACTGATTGACGGATATAATGAAGCAGTGTCAACCTCATTAGATGATATGAAGGATTTTACAGACGCAATCCTAGTATTAACAAATATGCAAGGAACTGATGAAGAAGATATAGAGAGCTTGAAGAAAAACAATAGGCTGAACCAGGATATTCATAAATTTTCTTTTATTCCTGATATGCAAGACGAAAATTTTGCTGGAAATAGTTCGGGCGTGGCATTAGGGTATAAATTATTAGCACTTGAACAACTAACTGCACAAAAAGAAATGTACTTTAAAAAAGCATTAAATGAAAGGCTAGAGTTAATTTTTGATTATTTTGGATTATCATTGAAACCGTTAGATATTCAAAAAATATTCACAAGAAATACTCCTGAAAACTTGGTTGAACTTTCAACTGTAATAACAAATTTACAAAATGTTGTATCACAGGAAAGTTTAATATCACTATTGCCTTTTATTGAAGATACTGAAGCAGAATTGAAAAAGATTGAAAAAGAAAATCAAATTGAACAACCGTTGGAATATAAAGGGTTAGCAAATGAACAGGAAAAAATAGATGAAAAACAAGAATAAAGAATATTGGGAAAAAAGGCAACTTGCACGAGAAGAGTTATCATTTAACAAAGGTACAGAAGCATACAAAGAATATGTAAAAATACTTAGTGAGAGTAAAAAAGAAATAGAGAATAAAATAGCCCAATTATACGCTAAATATCAACAAAAAGTGACAAAACTAGGTGTCGACAAGATTCAAGCAAATAAATTACTCCGTGGTACTGAGTATAAAGAATGGCGATACGATATAGGAAAATATGTAGAGGAAATTGAGAAGTTGAAAAAAAGTAATCCTGTTGAGTTCAGAAAAATGTCAGTTGAACTTGAAACCTTGGCATATAGAAGCCGTATCAGTCGACTGGACAGTTTAAAAGCAGGTGTTGACTATGAACTTATACAGGCAGGAGAGAAAATAAAGGGTAAAGTGACAGATACACTGGCTGATGTTTATGAAAACACTTATACATCATTTGTTGAAGATTTGAATTTTAAAAAAGGTGCGATTAGTAGTAATACAATAAAAATGGCACTGGAGCAAGAATGGAGTGGGGCTAATTATTCAAGTAGAATATGGAGTAATATTGATAATTTAGCGAAAGCGATAAAGAATGAAGTGATTGTTGGGCTGAATAAAGGTATTAACTATAGAACTATGTCGCAAAATATAGCTAAGAAGTTTGATACAAGTTATAAAAATGCTGAAAGGCTAGTAAGAACTGAAACTGCCCATATACAAAACCAAGCAACGCTTATGGGGTATAAAGATTCTGGAGTTGTTAAGTATGAGTTTTTAGCGGTATTGGATAGTCGAACAAGTCATACTTGTGCTAGTCTTAATGGTGAGGTGTTCAAGACGGAAAATGCAATGGAAGGAGAAAATTATCCGCCAATGCACCCTCGTTGTAGAAGTACAACTGTTCCTTATGAGTATTCAGATGTTTTTTCTGATGAACCTGAAAAAGAAGATTTTGAAAATAATGGAAATGAGGGTATAATTGATAGTAATAGTACTGTTTTTGTTGAAGGTGGTAGATACAGAAATATAGGGAATATTAATGCAACGGAGTATAAAGATGAACCGCTGGAATTGTTGCGAAGATATGAACAAAAAATCGTTAAGAAAAGTAAAGAAAATGCGTTAGTAATAGCTAAAAATGGAGATATTTATATTTTGAAAGGAGATGAAAATTCAATACCAAGTCATAAGATGACTAAAATTAATTTTGAAGACGCTTTATATACTCACAACCATCCTAAAAATAGTAATCATGAGTGGGGATTTAGTGATGATGATTTTAGTTCATTTACTAATTTAAAATTAAAATATTTAGCAGCAATTGATGAAAAATACATTCATGAGTTATCAAATGATATGTTTGAAATGAAAAATATACTAACAGAACAAGATAAGTTATTGGATAAAATGACTTATGAAAGATGGATGGTACTAAAACAGTATAAAAAAGCAAAAGAAAAAGGATTAAGGTATAAGAGAAATGAAATTAACAAAAGATAATGAAGTTTATAAAAGTTTTAAGAGGTTAAAGGAAATAGAAGAAAAAGCTAATAACGCTGAAAATAGCAAAGAAAAAATATATTGGCGTGGGGAATATTTGAAAAAGGACAGAGAATTTTTTGAACAATTAAAACGCTCTGAGTTTAAAAAAGAGAAAGCTTTGACTATTTTGGAAAAATTGGATGAATTATATTCGAGTGATAAAAAATCAAAAGAGTAGTTCAACGACTGCTCTTTTTTTATTTGTCGTACTGATGGACATTAAACATCTAGGTAGAAAATAGTCGACAGACTTTAAATGGGAGGGACAGTTATGTCAGAAATCACATTTACACAGGAACAAGTAGATGAAATGATTAAAGAAAGGATCGCAAGAGAGAGAAAAAAGTTTGAAAGTGAGAAAAAAGAATTGGAGAGAAAGCACGGTGAAACGATTGAAGATTATGAAACAAGAATCAATAATGCTAATCTTACTGCAGAAGAGAAGTATAATAAGAGCCTTGCTGAACTTCAAAAACAACTTGATACTTCAAATACGGAA